CATCCCTCCATCGAAATTTAGGATTTCTGTCAGAATTGTATCTCCTGCTGGCATGATGATTATTTTATGTATCCCACAGTGTTTATAATCAATCTTTGCGATGTTGGTGTAGTCCCAGTGAGCGGGCCTAACGAAAAATCATATTCAAAAATCTGGCTGGTATCCAAAGGAACTATAAACATCCCCGTTCCATTAGCTATATTGCCGCTTGTAGAACAAACAATCTGCAATCTTGGCAAATTATTCTCAATACCCGACCCATTTTTCCTGAATCTCACATAAGCGCCATCCCCACTGGCGCAAGTTGATAAAGTAACCCGAATTTCCGCATTTATAATCGCAAATCTAGCAAAGTCTCCCACGGTAGTAGTTGCGCTGATGTCAATATCGGTAAAAGTTCCAGAGGTTAAAGTTGATCTATCTACCGAAATTACTGGCGTGGCTAAAAATACGATTCCTCCCACTTCTGTTCCCTTAATATTGAGTCCTCCGGCCACAGTGGTTGAACCGGTAATTTGCACCGCCCCCGCAATCTGTACATTTCTTTGCGTCGTAGTGGAAACACCTACCCCCAAAGCCCCCACGATCATTTGTGAGGTCGAAGCTAACCCCGATACCTGTAAATTAGTAGTAGTAGCATTTGTTGTCGTAGATTTCGCAAAATCGTGTATCCCTGTCCAGTTATATGTTGCGGCTTGGTCTATAGCAGAGATTTCCCAAGTCGGAGCCAATACTCCCCCATTAGATTGCAAAAATTGACCCGAAGAACCCCAACCAACAACGGTTTTAACAATTCCCGTCCCATTCCCTAAAAGCACCTGATTCGCTGAAAGCGTGGTAGAACCAGTACCACCTAAAGGAGCTGTAACCGTCGTAAACCCAGAAGCCAAAGAGCCGCTCGATAAAGCTCCAACTGTAACAAGATTAGAAAGCGTAGTGATGGCGGCGATGGAAGATGAGGAAACTTCAGTTTTATCTGAGTTTAAGTTTGTGAAGTTCGTGTTAATCACTGCGCGAGAGTCTTTGATGGTGTCAGTTGCAGCAATGTTGGTGATGGTCGCGCCTAACTTCGGCTCAGAACCAATCTCAAACCATGACAAGGGAACATAATTAACAAAACCAACAGTGCTTACCGCCGCCATTATTACAATTATTCCGATTGTGGCTAAGATTTGCATTAGTTTTTAGACTCTAGTGTTCCTGTTATGACTGAACTTTTGGACTCAAGTGTGGCCGCCGTTTCAGGGTTATCCCACGTACCCTCGTTCTCCTCCCACGTTCCTACTGCGTCAGCCCAAATGATGGTATCTCCCACTTTATTTTCTAGTGAGGCAGTAAGGGCGGTATTCTTATTTTCTGACGAAGCTGTGATAGGCATATTTTTAGAAATACTGGACTTCTTTCATCGTCATTATTTTCCGTTCATCCTTGTTCCTGCGGGAGTAGTGCATGATGAGTTCCTTTTTCATTTTCTCAACTTCAGCCATCAGCATCGGGACGCGATCTTTTTTGTAGAGAGAGCAATAGGGAATCGCTGCCATGTAAGAAAGAATATAATGCCACGGGGAAGCAAAGCCCGGTTCTTTAGTTCCAGTTGTCACTTGAGCACTCGTATAGAGGTCAGCCGTTCTCTTGAACTTCACCTGCAATCCGCTTGCGAGAGTTACGTTGCTTGAAGAAATGTTTGGATAAAATTTAATCGTGTCATCAGTAACAAGATCAAACACTTCGGGAAATCCCGCAGTTGTTCCGTATAGTTCTTCTACTGATTCTGTCTTAAGAAAGGGGTCAAACTGCTTAATCTTTCTGTATATTCCATTCGAGTCCATGACTGATACCTCAAGAAGATCCAGAAAGTCAGCGGCGAACGTGTAGCTTCGCTGACTATTAACTAAGGTGTAGGTAGCAATTGGGGTGGTAGTGTAGTTTGTGTCATCCCACTCCCAAATTCCATCAGCGTTAATCAGCCAGCCCACGACTTGCTCGTAAGCTTTATTGATACGTCGCAAGAGAGTTGCCGCTGGATACGAAGTCGTATCCGCATCACATAAATCCCTTGCTTCTTGGTTGATGTCGAGAATACTAGCCATACTATGCAATTAAAGTTTCTCTCCTTGCTAATTCTCTTACCGACCTTGTCGCCCCTTCGGAAAGAGCGGGAAGCGGGGCTTCTTGGAGAATACTAGTTGTAAATTGCCCTAAAGAAGCGGGCGGAAGACCCGATGCCTCTAAAAGCTGATTCATAAGATGTTGGGTAGTCGGATCATTTTTTATTTCAGGTGGCAAAGCCCAATACTGGCTCAAGATGTTTCCAAGTTTTTCAACGAATCCTGCCATATCTTTTTGCTTTGAACTGACGCGCACCTTTACTTTCATTCTTACATTTTTGAACTCATCTTTAAGAATCTTGAGGGTCTGCTGATTCCCACTCTGTAGTAACTTTCCTTTTTCTTCTTCTTCATATATCGCTAAATCAGGAGGAATTTCACCCGACAAAATATCTTCCCATTGTCTTTTAACCGCTCTATTGCGAGGAACTCGCTGTAAAATGTATTCCATTTGATCAGAAGTAAGAGTTGAAAGAAACTCCGCGCCTTGAGTAATTTTTCTTATGATATGCGGAACCACCCAATCGTTGATAATTTCTTCTAAAAACTTATCGAATTTTCCTGCGGTTCGTTCGTGAGGTTTTTTGCCTTCAAATACTACTCGTTCTTGCAGTCGAAAAGGAGTACCCGCCGCAGGCGATTTTCCCAATAATGGGTCAGTAACTCCAGCGAGTTTTTGCGCGTGGTTTTCCAACTCAATAATTCTTTGTTCAAATAGACGGATATTTACTGCAGGCGGTTCTATCCTTCGCAGTCCGTATCTTGATTGTCGGTCTATGACGGTTACCTCGTCATTTTCAAGGTCTTTTATCTTATTGCGGTTTGCATAAGCGGGATCGTCTGTGAAAATAACCGATTTAGAAGATGACTTGAGAAGGTTACTTTTATGGATCTCTGCAAAGTTCGCCCATACCTGCGGGTCAAGCAACGCTTCAACCCCTCCCCAGCCCAACGCGCGGCCATGAATCTTTTTAGGCGAGTGGAATTTCAAGACACTTTCCTTTTCCGTTGCTTTGTAAAGCGTAACGCCTTGTTTCATGTTCTTTTCGTCCCAGTAAAAAGCAACTACTTGAACTTGATTTACCAAGGTGCCCATATCAAATCCTTTCAGATACGCGGAAGGTAAAGTCCCCCTAACTACATAGACCTCAATACTTTTTCCGGTAACCCTGTTTTGTCCTACTTCGGTATTTACGGGGTCTTTCTCTTGAGTAGCAAGGAATATAAGGTCGTCAATCGTTATGTCAGCTTCCTTGCTTGTATCCCCCCATCCCCATTTGGCTTTTAATTTAAGGGCTTCGGGGGAGTAATTGAATTTGAATCCTATCGGGCCGCCTAAAATGTCCGTCTGGTCGCAAAACGCGATGGTCTGGAGGGGTATTACTTCAGGCACCGCGTCCGCGCCCTTTTTTACAAGACATCCGCCAAAATCAACTTTTTCCTCAATAGCGTCATCCAAAAAGTTATCGAGGTTGTTTTCAATGGTAAACACATCGTCCCAGTACTTTTTAATAAGAAATGAGAGGTGCTGTTTTTCTGGATCTTCGGTTTCGAAGATTATATCTTTTACGTCCCTGTCTTCTGCAGAGTACCTAAACTCTAAAATCGGAAGAATGATGTTGTTATAGGGATGTTTAACCTGAGGGTCGTTGGAGGACTTTAGATACTTCCCCCATTTCATGTGAAAAGAAAGGGACAAATGATTCGCCATATTCCAAAACCAATTTTCTCCCAGGGTTATTTCACGGGATTGATAGATTGTTTCTTCGGCGGCAATATATTCAAAAATCGATTCTGGGAATAACATGGTTATGCTTGCTTATAGGCTAAGTGGGGGGCTTAAGCGTTTTCCCCCACCTAACCCACAAGTGTTAGGTATTACTATTAACTAAATAGTAAGTTTATTGTCTGCTAGCTGTTCGAATCATTAATATCGAATACCAATTCCTTGTGTGCCGTTGGGGTCAAATGCCCAATGTCCACCCGGGTGTGGTACGCAATACCTGACTGGATGCCGCCGCCACCGCTTTGTGGGTCAGCTCCGACTCCGGGGAACTTGTGCATCTTGCCGAAAGTTCCCTTGAGAATCCCAAGCCGTTCGATTTTTCTGATGCCCCCCATCGCGTGGTCGTCCGTGTTTTGATTCGAGACATACCACGTTACGCCGAGATAATGAACCTGCGGAGCAAGACCTTTTTTAAGAGCCGCGTCTGCTGATTCGAATCCATTTGCCTGCGCAAAAGCCTCAACAAACGCAAAAGAAATCGGGTCAAGAACTATCCCAATACCGTTCGTTTGGAGAAACTCCTGGCCGTTTTGCTC